AGAAGTGGGTTTGCTTACAGAGCACACTCTTTTATTTCATAAAAATAATTTTGTGGATCTTGAATACAATGATTTTAAACAAAACAATAATTGCGATACTGGAGTATACTCAGACACCGTTATGGAATCTTTAATGATAAATAAAAAATCTAAAATGGAAGAAATAACTAAATTAAAATTACAACCTACTTATACATTTTGGAGAATGTATACAAATGGTTCAGAACTTCTAAAACATAAAGACAGAGAATCTTGTGAAGTAAGTGTAAGTGTAATGTTAGGATCTAATTACAAACCTTGGTATTTTCATATTGGTGAAGATAAGTATGATCTAGAACCAGGAAATGCTATAATATACAAAGGTTGTGAAATGTTTCATTTTAGAGAACCATTTAGAGGTGACTGGCATTCACAAGTCTTTTTACATTATGTAAATCAAGCTGGACCAAACAAGGATCATGCTTTTGACAAAAGAGTAAGATTAGGTATAAGTAATAATATAAACCATGGAATTTAGACAATACGAAGACGGATCTGCTGATATAGTTTTTTCTTGGAAAGAAAGATTTACATTATTTTTTAAAGGTAAAATATTTTTCAAAGCAGTTGATTTTAAACATTTTGGAAACAATTTAATTCATCTTGTTAGTCAATGGAATATGAAATTTAACGATAAAGTTCATAGATTAGATACATCAAGTGAAAAGGTAAAATCATCTAATGCAACTAAAGATAGATAAAATTCCTGTTCCAATATTTAAATTTAAATTACATTGGCATGACGACATAAAAAAAACTGTGTTGCCAATGATAAGAGAAAACGATGGGAAGACACAGACGGACAAACCTGCTGATAATATTAGTAAACTAGATTTTGATGATTCTCACGATATGAAAAGACCATGGGTTTTAAAAATTTTACCCATGATACAATCTGAGCTTAACCAAATGATTGCTAGAATAGACCAACCAAGAATTACAATAAAACAAATTTGGTATCAAACTTATGATAAGGATGGTGAACATGGTTGGCATACTCACGGGTGTAACTTTACTGGTATATATTATATTGATTTTGATAAAAACATACATCCAAGAACTGAAATAAAATTTCCGTTTGAACCCAATCTACACAAAGTTTTTGATGTTAGTGAGGGAGATATATTAATGTTCCCCTCTTTCTTTACACACAGAGCTCCTAAAAATACTTCTGAAGTGCCTAAAACAATAATTTCTTGGAATGCTGATTGTTATTAGGTTTAAGGGTAAACTTTAATCTTAACTTAAATTAGGGTATAATGTGCCATGCCTTTAACAAATGTACAAATAAGACCGGGATTTAATAAACAAGTTACACAAACTGGAGCAGAGGGACAATGGACAGATGGTGACTTTGTAAGATTTAGATATGGATTACCTGAAAAAATAGGTGGTTGGGAACAAGAAATTTCAAGCACTTTAGTAGGAGCAGTTAGACAACAAATGGTTTGGGCTGATCTTGATGGTAGACGTTATAATGCTTTAGGGACAAATAAAGTTTTAGTGGTAAAACATGAGGGAGCTTTCTACGATATAACTCCTTTAGATCCTGCAATAACTGGAGCAACCTTTACGACTGTAAATGCCTCAGCAACTGTAACAGTCAACAAAGTTGCACATGGATTAGTTGCAGGAGATTTATTTACATTTACATCAGTAACACCACCAACAGGTGCAGGATATATAAGTTCAAATTTTACTGACAATTCATTTCAAGTTGTTTCAGTGCCCACTAATGATACCTTTACAATAACTATGGCATCCAATGCCGGTACTTCTGTTTCAGCAAGTGGGTCTGCAACTTTAAACCCATATGTAAAACCAGGGCCTCTCTCTCAAAGTTATGGATACGGATGGGGCACTTCAACTTATGGTGGAGCTTCAGGAATCTTAGGAACATTAAATGGATCTTTACAAGATGATACTGCAGGTACCGGAGGAACTGGAACATCTATTACATTAACTTCAACAGCGGGATTTCCTACGTCAGGGACTATTAAAGTTGGTGCTGAGTTTATTTCTTACACTGGAGTAAATTCACCGAACCTGACTGGTATTACAAGAGGTGTTGCCGGAACTAGGTCTGCACATAATAGTGGCGCATCAGTTGAATTTTTCACAGCTTGGGGTAATGCTTCACAAGTCTCATCTGTGTTACTTGATCCTGCATCATGGTCATTAGATCACTTTGGACAAAAACTAATTGCAACTGTAAAAAATGGTAAAATTTTTGAATGGGATCCTATCGCAGTAAGAACTGATTCTTTACAAACACGAGCCACTGTTGTAACAGGAGCACCAACTCAGTCTGTAGCAACCATAGTGTCTGAAAGAGATAGGCATCTAATTGTGTTAGGAACAGAAACAACAATAGGAGACACAGGAACACAAGATAAAATGTTTATAAGATTTTCTGATCAAGAAGATATTAATACTTATATACCAACATCAACAAATACATCTGGTACTTTTAGATTAGATTCGGGTGTAAAAATTATTGGCGCAGCTAAAGCAAAAGATTATATTTTGATCTTAACTGACACATCGGCATATGTAATGCAATTTGTTGGTCCTCCTTTTACTTTTTCAGTAAGGCAGGTTGGATCTAATTGTGGAGCTATAGGTCAACACTCTATGAGATATGTAAATGGTGCAGTCTATTGGATGGGACAAGCAGGTGGGTTTTTTGTTTATGATGGTACAGTAAAATCTTTACCTTGTTTAGTTGAAGATTTTGTATTCACTAGTAAAGGAACAAACTTAGGTATAAACTATAATTCTGGTGAACAAGTTTACGCAGGTTTAAATCATTTATATAATGAAATAAATTGGTTCTATCCTAAAAATGGATCTAGTGAACCTGACAGACTAGTTACATACAACTATGCAGAAAATACGTGGACTACTGGCTCATTATCAAGAACTAGTTGGCATGATGCTACTCTTTACGATAAACCATACGCAACAGAATTTAATCCCTCAGGAGTTCCAACGTTTCCAATTATACAAGGAGCTACATCAATAAACGGATCTAGTATTTATTATGAACATGAAGTTGGTAATAACCAGGTAGATTCTTTAGGCAATAAAACAGCCATACCTGCTTTTATTCAATCAGGTGATTTTGATTTAGCTATAGAGGGAGATGGTCAATTTTTTATGAGTATGAGAAGGTTTATACCAGATTTTAAATTACTTACTGGAGATGCACAGGTTACAATTAATTTACGAGACTTTCCAACGGACACCGCAGCATCATCACCATTAGGTCCATTTACAATCAATAGTTCAACTGCTAAAGTGGATACAAGAGCCAGATCAAGATTTGCAAATTTAAAAATAGCAAATACTTCAACAGATCAAAGTTGGAGGTTTGGCACATTTAGAGCTGATGTTCAACAGGATGGTATGAGATAATGAGTGCAAGAGATAGAGCAATGGGTATGGGAGGTAAAACTCGTGATCGTAGTCCAAGAGATCAAAGAGGTGGTGGACAAGATATGGGTGGTGTGCCTGACTCATCAGGAAATGTAAATAAACAATTAGCTGCAGAAGCAAAAGAAGCTCGAAGAAAATCAGAAATGGATAATCTAATCAGAAGATTGATTAGTGATAAAAGAGAAGAAGATGTAGAAGTTTTTAGATCAAGACAATTAAACTTACCTAAAAGAGTAATACCAACTCCAGTTGGATTAGGAATAGCAGCTCTAAGTCCTTTTTTACAATCACAGAATACACAAGCCAGAAATAAATTTTTATCAGGTGTTGATGCAAGTTTTTACAACCTTGATACAATGGCACAAGAACAACAGTACAAAGATTATCTAGAATCCTTAAGACCAACTTTTACACCAAATGACGGTGGAGGTATTGTGCCTTTGATACAACCGCCAGTAATACCTATACAACAACAACCAATGATGATACCTCCTGCTGTTGGTATACAGTCAGTAAATCCTTTCGTACAAAATGGGGTGTTTAATTACGGTGTACCTATGGTGTAATTATGGCTAAAATTGATTTACCTATACCTGAACCTACTGAACAATACTCACAAACCAATCAAAGGCAAATATCACAATCTTTACAAACTTTAAAAGATCTTTTAAATACTACTTTTTTAGATGAACAAAAACAGGAGCAAGAAAGATTTTCTTGGTTTCTAAATGGCTAATACTTTTTTAAATGCAAAACAAGATTTAACTACGACAGATAATACTGTTTTATATACATGCCCATCCAATTCGAGAGCTATTGTAAAATCCTTATTAATTACAGAGGATGCTAATTCAGGCACCACTGTAGACATTACTTTGACAGATGCATCTGGTAATGTCTTTAATATTGTAAAAACAAAAACAATAGCAGCTCTAGCTACAACACAAATTTTGTCAGAACCACTAATTCTAATGGAGAGTGAAATCTTAAAAGTACAAGCAGCACAAGCAAATGAGTTATTTGCAATAGCTTCTATACTTGAAATTAATCGAGACTAATGGCTAAAAGAAAATTTGTTAATTTCGTACCTAGACCTAAACCTAGGAAAAGGCCAAGAAGACATAAAAAAAGTCTTTCAAAATCTGAAAAAAGATCGTATAAGAAATACAACAGACAAGGACGTGCATGAGTGACTTACCGAAAATACCTGCTGAAGCAAAAGAAATCATTAAACATAAAAGAACAGGAAAGGTTTATGCAAGTAAAGCTGAATTTGATGCTGATGTTGCTGATCCCAATACTGATACTACTGATGATGATTTTAGACAAGATCTTGAAATAAAGGTTACAAGAGTTTCAATGGGTGCTGCAACAAAAAAATAAATGTTCAACCTTATTGATAATTTTTATCAACCAAGCGATTTTGGTTTGGTGGTCTCTAATTTTTTAAATTTACATTTTTTTCAAAGCTATCAACCACAAACTCATTTTTTTGGTGGTGACAGAATGAAAGCTTATCCATGCTTTGAAACATCTGAATTTAACTATGATCCTCATAACCCATTTAATTTTGCAACCATATTCCAAAACACTTTTGAGAAACAATCAAAGTTAAAAGTTTTACATACAAAAACATATTTACGAAAAACTAAATTATCAGAATTAAAAGAATCTCCATCTTGGAATCAATACAAACCGCATCAAGATAGTGACAGCTTTGATTTTGCAGGAGTGGTTTATTATAACTCTAATTCAATTAAAGATGGTACAAACTTCTACACGCAAAAAGATGACTATGAGCCAACAGCAGTAATAGGTGCAAAAATGAATAGATGTGTTTTTTATAGTTCACAAATATTTCATTCACCAGTTATGGAACAAAAAGTAGAAGAACGATGGATACAACCATTTTTTTTGATTACAAATGAACAAACACTAAAAAAATTTAAGGGGTCAAATGGAGCCTAGAGGAGCAACTGAAATTCAAATGGAACATTTACAAAAGTATGTTCCAAAAGATTTGTTAGACCAATTTCAAATATGTACATCCATACCTGGCAAGATACCCTTAGACCCAAATAAAATAAATATATTGTGGCAAAAAAATTCTTACGATCAACCTAATTTGCAAAATTTTTTTAGAGATAAAAGTAGATTTGATGAATATGATTGGTATGTATTTAACTCACACTGGAACTATGAAAAATTTAGATATTTTTTTCAAATACCAGAAGATAAATCTTTAGTAATCAAAAATGGTGCAGACCATTTTCCTCAAAGAAAAATATATAAACAAGGTGAACCAATAAAAATTATACATCACTGCACACCCTGGCGGGGATTAAATGTTTTATTACTTGCTATGCAAATGATTAAAAATACAAATGTAACGTTAGATGTTTACAGCTCTTGTAAAATTTATGGTAGCGAATTTGAAGATAAAGTTGGTAATGATTTTAATCCTTTATTTGAACAAGCAAAGTCTTTACCTAATGTTAATTATATTGGATATAAACCAAATGAATATATCTTAGAACATATTACAGACTATGATATGTTTGTTTACCCTTCTATATTTGAAGAAACATTTTGTGCCTCTGCTTTAGAAGCAATGGCTGCAGGTTTACATATAATAACTACAAACTTTGGTGCACTACCTGAAACTTGTGCTGAGTGGCCTATTTATGTAAATTATACTCGTAATCCTGAATTACTAGCCAGAGGTTTTGCAAATGCAATAGATGTAGCTTCAAATTATTTACATGAATCATACATACAAAATCATTTGGAAGAACAACAAAAGTTTTATAAAAGATTTTACAATTGGAAGAAAAAAGGAATTGAATGGCAAAACTTTTTGAAAGGTGCTTTGAATGCCAAAAGATGAATACATAAATGAGGATACATATCAAACTGTAAAAGATATAAGTATTGAGGCTCAATCTGATTATGATGCAGCTATCAAACCACTTTGGAAACCGGACACCGAAAAACCTGTTAAACCTAAACATAGAATATTTTTGGGCACACCTGTGCATAGTGAAGTGTCTATACATTACACACAAGCATTAATAGAATTTCAACAGGCATGTTTTAAAAAAAAAATTGGTGTGTCATTTCATTTAATTAAATCGTCATTAGTTACACAAGGTCGAAACTTATGCGTAGCAGGTTTTTTAGAGTCAGATGCAACACATTTATTATTCATTGACTCAGATATATATTTTCAAGCTAAATCTATATTTGCAATGCTCGATGCTGACAAACATATTATATCTGTGCCTTACCCATTAAAAACTTTAATGTGGCAAAAAGCTTTTGATAAAATGAAAAAAGGTCAAATTAAAGAGCCAAATGACATCCGTAAAGCATTACATACATATCCAATGAAAGTCCCAGATAATGAAGATATACTCGTGAATAAAGGTGTAATGGAATGCACAGACTCTCCAACTGGATGTATGCTTATCAAAAGAGAAGTTATAGAAAAAATGATAGAAAAGTATCCAGAAAAGAAGATAGTACAAAAGACTATAATTAATGGTGAATATGTTAATAAACCTAATATGTGGAATTTTTTTGATACTCTACATGATCCTGTAGAAAAAACATTTTTAGGTGAAGATTTTGCCTTTTGTAACCTTTGGAGAAACTTAGGTGGTAAATGTTATGCTTATGTAAATGATGCTATCGTCCATGTTGGTGAACACCAGTATATGGGCAAGTTTCACGATGAGTTGATTAAACCTAAGTAAAATGATAGAATTAGCTTTTTAGATCTAAAGGAGAAAATATTATTATGGCAGGACCACTCGCATTCTTACCCTACGCATTAGCAGCTTATGGCGGATATCAAGGTTATCAAGGTGCTAAACAAGCAGGGGCCTCAGGTATTGGAAGATTATTAGCTGGTGCAACAGGTGCTTTTACTGGTTATAATTTAGGACAAGCGGGAGGTTTTGCAGCTAACGCAGGATTTAAACCATTTACTGAAACTCAAATAGCAGAAAGATTTAATTTAGGGATACCTAGAAAAAATTTAAACGACTTTGATCCGGCTAGACCAAAAGGTTCAAGTCTTACTGATTTATTATTAAGAAGAAAAGGTGAAGGGGGTACAATGGAATATGACCCATTAAAAATTTCTGCACTTGCAGCTGGTGTACCATTGGCTCTCGGTGCATTTAATCCAGGCCCTGTAGATATTTATCAACCTACCTACAATGTTGGTTACGCAGAACTTGCAGCACAAAGACCAGGTTATAAATATATTGATCCTACAACTGGTCAAGAAAAAGAATATGAAAAGGTGTACATACCAGAAGCTGATCCTAAGAACAAAGGTGATTATCAATTAGGTCCTTTTGCTATGAATAAGACAAGATTAAGAACAGGTGGTTTAGCTGAGATAAAAAAATTTAACGAAGGTGGTATTAACTATCTTCCATCCAAAACTACTCACGATGAAAATGATGCAAACAATTATATAAGAGCATCAGGATATGTAGAGGACGGTGCAGGAGTTGGTGATAAAGACGAGGATACGATGTTAGCTCAATTAGCAGACGGAGAGTTTGTAACAAGAGCAGATGGGGTATTAGGTGCTGGAATCATAGCTGGAGGCAATCCAAATAGCATGAAAGATATGAGAGAAAAAGGTGCCCAATACTTTTATGAACAACAAAAACGATACAAAAGAGTTTTTGATTTATTAAAGGGTGCTAATGGCGACAGTAAAAACTAAAAAAATTAAACCACTTGTAAGTGTATTACCAATAGAACCTAAAGATATTGATAGGTTTTGGCCGTTAATGGAGTTTATGATTTCAGAGGCTTTAACATTTTCTGGAAAGTATGCTGATGCTGAATGGATATTTCGAGAACTTAAAAAAGATGTGATGCAATGTTGGATTATGTTTGGTTCTGATGAAACAGAAGAGAACAAAGTTTTTGGAGTTTGTGTTGGTAGAATAGCTGAATTACCAAACTATGCACAATATGAAATAATTATTTGTACGGGTAAAAGAAGAGAATTTTGGGAAGATAATCTTGTTAACGAGATAACGAATTTTGCAAAACATAATAAATGTAAAAGAATGAGTATTTTAGCTAGACCAGGATGGGAGAAGGTTTCCAAAAAATGGGGATGGCAAAAGAAACATGTACAACTAGAGAAATGGATATAATATGAGTTTTTTTGGAGGAGGAGGAAGGTCTTCACAACCATCGACACCGGCAACTCAAACTACGTTTGTAAGAGAAGCACCAGGTATAGAAGAACGAAAAATAGAGTTGATGGATATAGCGAGACAGGTCGCTCAACAACCTATTAATTTACCAGCAGTACAAGCAGCTCCAGCAGGTGCATTAGAACAATTAGGATTTACACAAGCAGGAACAACAGGTGTCGGAGCTCCAACAGTTGCATCTGGTATAGCACAAATTCAAGGTGCAGCAGCACCAGTTGGTGCAAGTCAAATTGCACAATTTTTAAATCCTTATCAATCTTATGTCACTGATGAAATTGCTAGACAGTCTGGAATAATGCAAAATCAATTAGCAGCACAAGCTGTTAGATCTGGAGCTTTTGGTGGTGGAAGAGAAGGTGTGCAACAAGCTGAATTACAAAACAGAACTTTAGATGCAATGGGCAGAGCTCAAGCTATGGGCTTTGGTACAGCATTAAGTGCAGCACAAAATCAACAACGTATTGGGTTGTCTGCAGGACAACAACTTGGTGCTTTAGGTGCTGGTCAACAACAAATGGCCCAAGCTGATATTAATCAATTAATGGGTGCAGGTGGAGTTCAAAGACAATTGGCACAACAAGCATTAGATGCACAAAGAGCTACTACATTACAACAACAATATGAGCCTTATCAAAGAGCAGAATTCTTAGCTAACCTTTATGCTGCTGGACCTAAGACACAATCAGGTGTCACTATGGGTACACAACCAACAACAAGTCCACTAGCACAAGCAGTTGGAACAGGTATAGGAGCATTCGCAGCTTACACAGGCGCAAACCAATAGAGGAGAAACATGTCTTTAAACAAAGTATTGAACAGACCAATGTTTCGACAGAAAGCACTTAAGAAAGGTGCTTTGAAAACTGTTAATGCACAAACAGGTATAATGGTAGGAGAACCAATATCAAGTGCACCAGTTCCAGCAATAAGAAAACCACCATCATTAATGGAAAGAATGTCAGTAAGTACTCCAGCAAGATTTGCAAAAGGTATTTTTAACATTCCTTTTGCAGGTGGTTATTACGCAGGGGAAACAGTTGCAAAAGGTTTAGGTATAAAAGATCCTTTGATGCAAATGCCATTTGGTATGACTGGAGGTTATTTAGCATCTAAAGCATTACCTACTTTAGCAGCGGCACCTGCAGGCATTTCTGCAGCTCTAATGGCAGGACCAGCATATCTAACATATGCAGGTAGTAAAGAACGTGAGAGAATTGCTAAAATGAGTCCAAAAGAAAGAGAAGCTCATAGACAAAAATCTATGATGTTTGGAACAGAGGGTTATTTAGATAATGAAATGTTTAATGAACAATTTACACCAAAACTTGATGACATAGTTAAATCAAATGAAGATATAAAAGAAGAAGTAAAAATATCTAAAAACGCTAAACCAGGGAGTGGTTTATCTGGATCAAGAGGTGGTAAGAAATCTGTACAAACAGACAGATTAACAGAAACAGATAACGAATCAGATGTTGTACAAGGTAATGTTGACATAAATAAAGTTGTACAAAACAATGATCCAAACAAATCACCAGTTACAGTTGGTGCAGAAGATACTGTTGCAGAAAAAGGTTTTAGAGAAAAACCAAAAACGGACACCGGAACAAAGGTAACTGATGACAAAGCAAATGCAAATGTTGTTAAATCAGAGGTTAATCAGTTAGATAAAAAAACTCCAGGTGAGAAAAAAGCTGCAGATGGTACAGAAATTAATTCAGAAGTAATTGATCTTGCAAGAAAATATAGAAAAGAATTAATGGCAGGTCAAAAGTCACAAGCTAAACTTGTATTCTTAGCTAACCTTGCATCAGGTTTATTATCAGGTACTACAACAAAAGGTGGCTTAGGTGGAGCATTAGAAGTATTTGGTAAAGCTCTTGGACCTGCAGTTAATAATTATGCAACAGTCAAACTCAAAGAAAATGAAATGGAAAATGAGTTTATGAGTGATGCATTAGAATTAGCACAAGATGAACTTGCAGCTAAAAATGATTTGGTTGAAGGAACATCTGGTTTAGACTTTGAAAGCACAGGTTACATTCAATTTAGAGATAAAAATGGTAAAGCGATAAACAGAACTGGTGGATTATTGAAAGACGGAACATATGTTATGGCAGCATTAGGTCAAGTCGATGCAAATGGAAGACAGGTTTATGTTCCAGTAGCAGCAGGTACTTTTTCTAAATACTTTACATCAGCGTTTGGAGAAAAAGAACAAGGCCAAACAATAAGAAACTTATCTGGTAAATACAAAGCATTAGGTATTGGTAAAGAAACAATTAGAATTTTAGAAGAAG